TCGTCAACATTTGCTGACGACTTCGCCGCAGTCACGATCTGGTCCCACCACTTTGGTGATAATCCAGATTTATACCGTTTACACTCAATGAGAAATGGGAACGCCTTGCCGTCGGCTGGCTCCAAATCGCTCAGGTCTTTTTCTTGATACTGCGATAATCGCCTCCGCAATTTGCGGCCCGTCTCAAGCTCAATGAGCTTTGCGATTTCGCGCTCATATGATGCACCCTTGGCGCGGCCCCCGCCCTGCCGCATCAGTCTCGGCCTGCCTGCTTGTCCATCTCAAACTGGATGGCGCGGTGACGTTGCTTCGCTTCTAGTTGCGACATTAACAGCTCGTCAGCCAGACTAGACTGGCTCCGGTGTGCCGATAAATCCAGCTCACTTTTCAGCGCTTCAATGGTTGAGGCTCTCAGCCGGAGTAATATGGGTTTAACTTCGTTCATTTTGTGACCCTTCTATGATCGTTGCTGGAAGCAAAAAACGCTTCTGGCTTCTTTTTGGTACTAACACGCCCCAAAACACCTACATCCCGTCAGCGGGCTTCTATGGGCGATTAAAGGCATATTGATATTTTTATGCAATTAACTCGATATAAGACTTGTCAAACCCTGATAGCATCATTATATAGAATAGGTAAGAGGGACAAACTAGGGAAATTAAGGAGATTATCAAATGACTTTTAATCACGAAGAATACATCGCAAAGCAAAACGCCAAAACAATCGCCCGCAACAAGCCAATCAAAGCTTTTGCAAATTTTTCCGGCTATTCAGATGTTGAGCCGTTTGAGGTTGTCGATGTTCGCACCGAAAACAAAGTTGTTATCCGCGCCATGAAAGCGGAGCGTGCCGAAGGCTGGAAGCCTAAGTTTGTTTCTGGCGGCTTTTCTGCTCATTGCACCAACAATGATGACCAGCGCAACTCATGGAGCATTTCGCCTGACGAGGATGGACGCTTGGTTACAATCCGTTGGTCAAAAGCAAAAATGCGCTGGCAATGCGCTGACGGCAGTCGCTACTACATGAGCGACACCCCTTCAAAAAAATACGATTTTAATTTTTAACTAATGCGGGGCTTAACAGCCCCGCCCGAAAGGGAGATTGGTATGACTGTTACATTTAAAAAGATTGCGGCCTTTAAAGTTCGCCCCGTAAACAACGGCACTAAGAAGTCCGACAGGAACCGCTACTGCGGGCCAGCCGTTCTTTCGATCATGTCCGGCATTACGACCGGCGACGCATCGCGACTGATCCGAAGCATATTCACGCAGGTTCACGCCGTGAAAGGCACTAGCGACCACCAGATTAAAACCGCGTTCAAGCACCTTGGCATTGACATGAGCCGCGTATCATATCGCGGCGCAGGTCTAACGGCCTCCGATAGCCCGACGCTGGCACGCTGGTTGAAGAACACAACATCCGAGCGGACTGCCGGTCGTGTGTTCTTGGTATCGGCTGGGCATCACTGGCAGATCATTACTGGCAGACGTTATATCTGCGGCATTGTCAAAGAGCTTATCAGCATCCGAGACAAGCGCGTCAAGCGCCGCGCCCGTGTCAGGGACGTGTACGAGCTGACACCGATTGCGGCTGATGGCAAGATCCGCATTCCGTTTATTGAGCAGCCCAAGTCTAGAAAGTCACCGGACTGTTACCGTCGGGTTCGCAAGTTGATTGCCGATAATCCAGACGTTGGATTGTCGTATGACATAGAATACGGTTACGAAACTAATTACTGGGTCAACAGTAGCCTAGACCAATTGATATACAAGCTGGTCGAAGACAGTAGCCACCCAGCTCGGCATGATGCAGAGGCCAACAACGATGGCAGGTTCTGCCATTACTGGGATGAGGTTGAGGATTGCATGATTAAGTTGGTCGAGTTTTATAAAAAGTGGGGGCGTTTTTTGGGGGAAGCAACATGAAGCAGGATATTGTAGGGGGAACTTTGCTTTTATTGCTGGCTCTCTCATTCACCAACATGATCAGCGAAAAATACAACATCTGGGGACTGATGGTTTGGTTAGGGGGTTTAGGGTGATGCAGATAATCACACGCAAAGAAGCAAAAGAGAAAGGGCTGCCGCGCTACTTTACGGGCAAGCCTTGCGTCAACGGGCATGTGTCTGAAAGAGTGACTTCAGGCCAATGCACTGGCTGTTTCAAACACTATTATAAAAAGATGTATCAAAATCCAGAATACAGACATAAAGCGATAGACCGCGCTCGCAAAAACTATGACAGAGAAGCCGGTAAACAAAACGCAAGGCGTTGGCGCGAGCGTAACCCAGAGAAAAGAAAACAGATTGCATCTGCTTGGGAGAAAAGAAACAAAGATTACATGAACGCCAAGACTGCCCGCAGGTACGCAAGGAAGGGTAAAGCAACATTAAAAAGTGTAACCATAAAAGATATTATGCCAATTTATAAAGAAGCTAGAGTATTAACAGAGAAAACAGGCGTTCAATACCACGTTGATCACATCGTGCCTCTATTTGGAGAGGCAATATGCGGCTTGCATGTGCCGTGGAACTTGCGAGCTATTCCTGCAAAAGACAACCAATCAAAATCCAACAAATGGGAGACAGTATAATGGTAGGCAAAAGAACACCGGACGACATTTTAACCGCGTCAGTAATTCCTGTCGCAGCGAACAAATCACCGTATAGAACACCCAACGACCAGCTTGCAAAGGCACTGGCCGTGGTTGAGGGCAAGCCTGATCCAGACCCATTCACCGGCAATGAGGCGACCGAGTGGGGTAATCACCTTGAGGCCATCATTCTGACCATTGCGGCAGAGCGGCTTGGTCTGACCGACCTGCAACTGGAACACGACGCGCTGTTCCATGACAAGATACCGTTTGCCGCGTCTCTTGACGGCACGGCTGACGGAGGTCTTGGGCATGAGGTCGTGACCGACGCATCCAAGGGCATCTATTGCCCAGAGGGTCCGGTCTATGTCGACGGCGTCGGAGTGTTGGAGAGCAAGGCAACGAGCAGTAGGCCAGAAGACGCCCCAGCGCCCCACAGAGGGCCGTTGCAGCTCCAAGGGCAGCTTATGTGCGCCAAACGCACTTGGGGCGCTGTGTGCGTCTTGTACGGCGGTGTAGAGCTCAGGATATTCCTTTACCAAGCCAACTCGGCTCGACAAGCCGAGATCGTTGACATTGTCGAGGATTTTGAGCGCCGCAAGTTCGACATTGACTGGTATCCGGTCCTGACCAGCTCTGACGGTAACACCGCATATCCTAGAGTGGACGACGGTGCCGAGCCGCTTGAGCTGGCCGGTGAGAACGTCGACTGGGCCGAGCAGCTTGTCAATGCGAAGGCCGCAAAGAAAGCTGCTGAGGTCGACATAGATGAGGCTGAGGCAGCCTTAAAGGAGCATATGGGGTCGCATGAGGAGGCGGTCGCCCTGATCGGCAACCGGAGGCACGTTATCAAGTGGCCCATGCGGAACTTCAAAGCGCAGCCAGCCAAGACAACTGCCGCCAAGCCAGCCCGCATAGCAAGACAGACAACCCTAACTGTAAAGGTGTTTGACGATGATTAATGTACCGTTAACCAAAGCGCAGGCGGAGCTGCGGAACGTAATTGACAGGTATGCCCGCCGGTATGGCTACACGCCGACGATCAACGAGTTATCCGATAAAACAGGGAAAAGCATGTCACAAGTCCACCGTCTAATGACCGGACTTATTGAACGCGGCGCAGCGGAAAAGGTGGCTGGCAAGGCCAGAGCGTTTAGGCTACTGTAGTTGGTGCGCGGTTTCCCTCCCTTACCGCGCATCCACCTTGGCCCCCGTTTCGGCGGGGGTCTTTTTATTTGTGTGTGGGGGTTGATATTATTGTGATATCACCTTATGTTTATATTGTAGCAATGAGGGAGACGGAAATGACTGACATTATGGACCCAGTGGCTTGGGAAGCCGGACGCGAAAGAAACATCAAGGCCAACGCCACTGCGGGGCGCAACAAGCGCTGGATTGCCGAGGACGAGACACGCAAGGAAATCGAGGCTTTTTGCCTGATGGCTGCTGGCGGCAGTGAGTTTATCGCCAACATGCGCGACGCCTTGCATGAGTGGGGCAGGCTGACAGAAAACCAAGAGGCTGCTGTTCGCAAGGCTATGGCACGCGCAGAAAAGCGCGAAGTCGAGCGCAACGCTGAGTGGGAAGCCGCCGCAGATTGCCCAGAGGGCCGCGTAGAAGTGACTGGCGTGATCCTTTCTGTTGACATCCGCGAAACTGCTTTTGGCAGCCAGTGGAAGATGCTGGTGCGCGACGATAGTGGCTTTAAGGTTTGGGGGTCTATCCCGCAAAAATTGAAGGAGCAAACTGAGACTTTCCTTAACCATCAGTTTTTTGACGGTACAGACTTAAAGGGCAAGCGTGCCTCATTTACTGCGGCAATTACGCCAAGCAAGGACGACCAAAAGTTTGGGTTTTTCTTGCGCCCAACAAAAGCAAAGCTGGAGGATTAAATGAAAGTAACACGCTTAAAGAAGGGTCTTCGCATCAACCTGTCTGACGCTGAATGGGCTGTTTTGTTCCGCACAGTGTCAGAAGGTATGGCTGCTGCTGATTGGACTGAGGGTGGTTGGCAACGCGATCACATACCGCCAGATGAAAAGCGGATAATGACAGAGGCAACAATGGGCAACCGTCCTTGGATGGTGGTCACAGAAGACAGGAGGATTAAATGAAACAGCCAAGTTTCAAAAAAGATGACCTAGTCACAGTGGACGGTCCAAATGGCCGTCCCGTGACTGCTATGGTGCGGAGGGTCACGCACATCGATGACAAAAGCTACAACGTCACTTTTGAAAACATGCAAACTGCCGATAGATTTGACTATCAGTATTTTTATCGGTAAAAAGAGTTTTGGGGTGGTGAACCCACCTGCGCGAACCCTCTAATGCACGCATGATGGGGGTCAATCCTACGGTCTTAGTAGACCACCCCAAATCCACTCCCTTATTTTTTCTTGTTCTGGAAGCTCTCCAGCGCACCGGCACCAAAATAGAAACCCAGAATAATCATCATCGCATAATTGATGCTAAACTGTTCCATCACTTTGGTCACCGCGTCGGGGTCACCCTCTCCGGCGATAGTCATTGTCAACACAATTACGTAACTAGCCAGAAACGTAAATCCAAACATCAACGCAAGATAGCGTTGTGCGATCTTGAATGGCGCGTAGGCCGTCATCAGGTCGATGCGGGCCTTACTCTTTGCCGCGATAGCTTCTTCATCAGAGGTGTGCATATCGTCAATGAGCTTCATGCCCTGACTGATAACGTCACCCGACCCTAATATTTTCCCTAATACACCTAGCATTACTCAACTCCTAACATTCGGGATAAGCCAAAAACTTCCATCAGCATAAACGTAAAAAACAAAAGCAATACACCACCAGCGATTAACTTACCGCTGAAATTTGTTGAGCCTATTTTTATAGCCACAAACTCGTTGCCCAAAATTCTGAGTACAAGCTCAAAGCTGTTTTCTCCAACTGCAATCGTCAGTGGTTTTTTTTCCTCACTCATCAGCCAGTGCCCTCATCCTCTTGACTAAACGATTAGCGCGGTTCGTTACCTGGTCATACCACTTACTGTCGACCATCTCGTCAGCGGCCCCTGACCAGTTACGCTCATTAACGCAACGCCGCATAGACCGAAATTTTTTCATAGTCGGCAAACCGAGGTTAAACATCATGTTCGCGATAATTCTTTGCGCCTCTTCGGGCAGCTCGCTGAAGTCCTCATAGAGCCTGTTACAGTCCTCGCGGACTACAGCCACGTCCAATTCAAACAGTTGCTTCATACGACGCTCAGTGATCGTGTAGCCCTCCGGCTTACCGTGTTCTGCGTCACCGGCCACAATCTTATGGCCCACGCCTACAGTCAAAAAATTTTCTGTACACCTGTATATATCTAACCGCATTCCCTCGTCAGAGATTAACTCTTCGCGCAGTTTTTCAATGTTCATCGTCTTATCTCCAAAACATAATTAACCGCTTTATGCCAGCTTTCAATTTCCGCTTCCACAGTAAACCGCGATGGCGACATGCGTTTAGTACGTTGCGACACCGATTTGGTGGGCATGAACACGCAGCGTCTGTGTTGTGAATTACCGGCAACCAAAGCATAGATATCAAAGTCCTTTTCGTTTGGGATAGTTTTAATTTTATTACCGTGAGCAAGTTGGAATTGATAACTGGCGTTACGATATTGTCTCTCATGCAGCGTCGCAGTCTTAACTTGAACCCGCAGAAAGTGATCTGTAGTGAAAGCCACCAGATCGATACGATCCTGTTGCGCCAAAGCGACTTTATGCGTTCCAATCGACAATATAGCTGCGGCAGCAATGTACTCTCCCATTAACCCTGTTACTGTGGCACTCAACGTTTAAGAAACCAAAACATTGCGGCCAATAGCCCCAAACATAACAGTGCGAGCATGGCGATTGCAATGCCCTCTAGAATTTGACGCTTTAACTCCTGCTGTTTGTAAATAGCTTCCTGCCGCTGCCGCCTTATCTTGCCTTCAAGCCTGATTAGGTCAGCCCAAGCCTGCGGCCCGTATGACATATTCAAGAATGTTTTCAACTCCTGCCGCTGCGCTTCCAGCTTTTTTTTCGCAGCATAGCTGGCGAGAGCCTCTTCCTCGACAGATCCGGCGGCAAACAGCTTTTTAAATATCGGCGGGTTTTTAGATTGCTTGGCGGCGTTATCAACATCAGACGCCATACGCATCCAGCGGGACACGTCGCCAATGCAGCTCTCTAGATCTTTCCCAGCCGCTATCATTTGCTTTATAGAATTAAATGCGGTTGTGGCTCCGGCGACTGCCGCTGAAATCGTAATTGGGTCCATTAGCCAGATCGCCTTCCTTCAGTTTCTTACAGCGCCATTTTGATGGCATCAGGTTAACTATTTCGCCAATATCCGTTGCCATCTGAAACGCCCGACGACGGCAAGCCTCCCTAGTTTCTGAGTAAATTATTGAATGAAATTCGACGCAATCTGTTGGAGAACCTATAACACAAGCTAATAGAATAGCCTTAAACATCTTTCCCTAACAGCCTCTGAACTGTCTTGGTCTCCCAAATGCGGATTAACACCCACACGCCGGTAAACAAGGCAACGAAGTCTGGGACCATAGCCATATATGCGGCTACTGTGCCGGTGCCAGCAGCCACATCTAATACAACTTTTGTTTCATCGTTCATTACTTACCCTCAGTCGATTTGGGATTGAACAGACATGACTGTGTGCTTTGCCATTACTCCCCGCCACCCATCTCAGCCGATCGTGCTGCCAGATGCGCTGCATAGGCATCTTTTACAGCCTGTGTATGTACAGCCGCACAGATGGCCTTCACCTCTGTGCTTTCGCTGGATGTGTCGGCGTCAGGTGCTACAACGTGACGTGAAAAGCTACGACTAATCTCAACGCCGTCGCGCTTGATGACCGTTGCGGTGCGTACTTGAACGTGCTTGTAGTCACCTACGATTTCAATTTTGTCTTGTACTGTTTCTTCTGTAAGTGTTGCCATTTTTATCTCCTATGGCTGGACTGTCCGACCTGATAATCCAATCAGGTTATGCTGCTCGATATGTTAAACCGCAAGCAATTTGTGTGCTATTACCTATCAATCCAAAGCCATTATGGGTTACTGTTGTTACACTACCAGTATTGCCCACAAAGTTTATTTGTGTGCTACCGCTGTTAATGTAAACACCAATAAAATTAGTGGCTGTCGCTAGGTTTGCAAAGTAAGAAACAGACCCAGTTTGAACCCAGCCAATATTTTCACTAGTATATGGTAGACCTGTAATGCTTGCGGTGCTGCCAGTTCCTAGTACATTGATCGCAAGATTAAACTGTGCCATTACAATATTTCCAACTTTTACATACCGGCCATAATTCGTGGCACTATAGGTGGCATTACCGCCTACACTTGGATTCCAAGTGCCAAATTCATAATCATCCAGCGCATTGGCCGCAGCGGTGTCTCCGTTGAAGGTGATGCCATTAGCGGTAATCCTCGCTCTTTCTGTGCCGCTTGGTCTAAATGCAAAGCCACCGTCGTAATTGTCGTGATAAACATTCCCATCAGAAAATGGAAATATATGAACCCCGTCAGAACTTGCAGTAAAATTACCAGATGAATTTTTAAATTGTAATTGACCTATTCTAGCAAGGCCGTTGGTTGTGGTTGCTTCAACTTCTAAATCTGTTGCTGGACTTGCAGTTCCCACGCCAACCCGATTATTTGTCTGGTCTACATATAGCGGAGTGCCAGCACCAAAAGCCTCTTTTTGATGGCTCATCTGCTCCCGGATCGCGTTATTAACCGCTGATGGCAACATTCCTTCAGCTATCGAAATCCCGCCGACATCCGTGTTATTGGAGGCGGTGGAATCGTAGTCGGTTAGCTTGTCCTTGCTCATTATCCTGCCTCCAATGCGGTAATTCGGGCTTCTAATTCTAAGATGGTCTTACAAAGCAATGGTACGAGTTTAGCTTGGTCTATTGCTTGCATCACAGGGATAGTGTTGCCATCTTTATCAAGCTTGTTATCACCAACAGAGACTCCGTCAGGCAATTCCTCTCCATTTTTCCAAACCTCAACTTCGTCCTTAGTGCCAGTAACGCTTTCGGGGCAAACAGTAGCAGCCTCATGCGCTAAAAACCCGTCCACCTCAACAGCGTCATCACCATCGGCAATCCATTTAAATCGTGCGGGTTTTAGTTGTTTAAGGCGTGTAGTTGCATCCCAGTCATAGTTGACTGAGGTTTTTAATCTGTAATCTGATGAAGTGACGTAAGAAGTAGCTGAACCGTTGAGAGATACACCACCGATCTGACCATTCGGATTACTAAAAACAACAGTATATTGACTACCTGTTGTTGAAGCACCGAAATTAGCTCCAAATCGGACACCATTATTAAATGAAGTTAATGCTGCTGGTGCGCCAATTGAATTGTAAGTTGAATCATTAGTGCCAATCATCAGATTGCCGTGACTACTGTCTAGACGAACCCTCTCGTTATTCCCTCCAGTTGCAAAAACTATATCGTTTTCACTACGCATCACAAAATCCGTAGCTGATGCGGCACTCAGTAAACCGCTGCCATTTCCAAAATATCCCAAATTAGTTGATGTGTTATATTTAAAAGCTATATTACTTGTGGATGCGTGGGCTGTAGTAAAATTTGCAATATTAGCAGCTGCTGATGTAGAGCTTAACACGCCATTGCTGTCTATACGCATACGCTCATCGCCATTCGCACGGAATGACATTGCGCCAGTTCCACTCGCGTAACGAACACCTGCTGCATCCGCGTCAGACGTAGTACCCATATCTATGACTGATGTTCCGCCCACAGAAGAAATCACTTCCATTCGTGCGTTAGTATCTACAATCGACAATTGCTGAGATGGTGATGAAGTACCAATGCCAACCCTATTATTAGCGCTATCAACTTTAAGTGTGTTAGTGTCAACGGTTAAATCGCCAGTCACAGTCAGGCTATCAGCCGCCGGCGTTTCAAGGGCAATCGCTCCAGTAGACACGTTTTTAAGATCAACCATAACCTCTCGGATGGCGTTATTGATATTTGCCGGGCTACATCCTTCCGAAATATCAATCGACTGGATATCCGTATTGCTGCTATTCGTTGCCGAGTAATCACGCACAGAATTTTTGGCCATTATGTTCTCCTAAAGGCGTATGCCTATTTATAGCATATAATCAGCGCACGCGCACCGCACGTCCGTCCGGCGTAAACGCAATCACTTGGTCGACACCCTGACTGTTTCTTATTGTCTCATACCTGATGCCGTCAGCCGCTTGGGCTTGTGGGATCATTGGCCCCACTTGCTGAGATAGTAGGCCAGCGGTTGCTGGCGCTCCATATCTAACAGTCGCTCCCGGCGCTTTAATCATACCTCTTGCCAACTTACGACCCGGAGCGTTTCTATATAAGCCGCTTAACAATATTGACGTTGGCACGCCAAGTCCGGTGCCGAGTGGATCGCGTATAAGGTCTGACAAAGCCTGCCTTTCCGCTGTTCCACTTGATCCAACGCTTGGGCCAATAACCTCACGCGCCTGCCTAGCTGCCGCTTTGATTGGGTCGGTCGGAGCCTTCTTTTTCATTTGCCGCAAAAGCTGGGTCGGCCCAAACATGCCCGCCTTTGACAGTGCGCTTTCCTTGGCCTTTTCAATTGGGCGCATTTGACTAAAGGCTTTGTTAATGTTTTGTAGGTCCGGCACGTTTGGGTTTTGCTTTGATATTTCTGCCCTCAAAGCGTCTCTAAACTCTTTTACAGCCCTTCCAATTCTTCCTTCTCTACCGCCTTTATTAGCTGTTGAGAACACTTCATCTGTTAAATCTGTCTCAACGTCTTTCAGAATTTGTCTTGATAGCTTTCCGCCCTTTAACCCAAACTGAGTTATGTTTTTTGAAAACCTATCAGCTATTATGTTGGCAAATTCCTCGGCGTCATTTTTGTTTAGTGTAGACTTAATCCGAGATGCTACAGCCTCTAGAGGATCAGTGTTAATAGATAACTTTGGCACAACCTTACCATAAGCGTCGCTAACAGCCTCTGAGGCTGCCTCGACCAAGTCTTCGCCCTCTAGGTTTCTTGGCAACTTAGCGCCAATTGGTGCGACGGCAGTTTCGACCATATCGCGGTTAAACGCCTTCATCACGTTTTTCTGCTGGCCTTGGATCATTTCCTGAGCAAACGGCAAGGATATTTTTTCTTCAATAGATTTAGTTACGCCACCCAAAGCCTGACCGGGTGTCAGGGGGTAGCCCTTTTTCATCAAGGCGCGTGCGCCCTCTGTTATCTTGGGGCTTATAGCCTGACCGGCAACCGCAGTCGCCAAACCAAGCGGTGCGCCTATAGCGCCGCCAACAATTCTTTCCTCTGGGGTTTCTCCGGTTGCGGCTCCGTAAATACCGCCGCCGATTGTTCCAGCGGCTTTTGTGCCTAGCTTTGCAGCCGCAGCGCCAGCGCCACCAGTCAACAAAGAGCCTAATATCTCAAAGCCGTATGCTTTAACTGGGTCTGTCTCTTTAAACCTAGCCAAACCTTCGCGTATCTCATTGGCCGCATCTTCGTATGACTTGTCAGACGTAAAGGCTTTATAAGCGCCGTATATCTCGTCTGAGAGGCCAAACGTCATGCCCTGAGCAGCCGCACGGCCAATGTCAGACGCAATGTCCATACCAGTGCGGCCAGTGCCAGACTGAAGCTTCTTTTTAGGTGAGAGCGTGTATTTTGAAGCCATTAATCTCTCCCTAAAATCTGGAACTCACCAGCAAGACCATTATAGAAAACATCACCTTCTTTTATGGCTTCGCTTTCAACAAGAGCATCAAGTTCGTCTTGAGTTTTTGCTCTTTGGTAAAATGCGCCAAGTTCGGCGTCTGCCGCCTCTTCAAAACCAAGAAGGTTTTTGTCTTTCTTTAGGGTTTTACCCATTAAGGTCAGACGCTTTTTGTTGTAATCCATTAGCTGCTTGAACATCTTGGCTATTATCAAGTTGCCCTCTGGTGTGTTAGTCATCATAGGCGCTGCCTGAGCAAAGAAAGCCATGTCTCTGTCAGATGAAGCTCCTGATCCTGTGACCCTCATTCTCGGAACCATATAAGACATTGCGCTTCTCAAAACTTCTTGATCGCGCAAGCTGCTTACTTGCTCGTCTGATAAGAAGCCAAGCTCTTTACCAAGCTGGCGCAATCCCATCGTGGCGCTTTGTATTTTTCCTGTTTCAGCGCCGCCCTCTATTAAATCAATAATCTGCATGACCCTTGGAGCCAAAGTAGCGTCTGTTTTAATGTCTGTCTGAGCCTCTTTAATTGTCTGAAAACCAGCTTTAATACCCTCTTTTAAAAACACGCTCTCACCACCTGTGTTTATTGTCGTGCCGGGTTTTGTTATGTAATTCATTATAAGTTTCTGCCCCTCTGGGCTATTTGGGTCAATTCCCGCAGCAGCCAAGTTTTTGAGAAGAGGGGTCAATTCAGGGCGTTTAGCTTTTATTAGTTGGGCCTCTGCTAACATTCTGTCTAGACGAGCTTTTTCCGTAGCAACCTTCTGAGCCGCAATGCGATCCTCAGCCGCAGTATAAGCCTTCATGCCAGCAGTACCCATACGCCCCAGAACCTGACCGAGTGACACCGGACGGTCTTGGTATCCTGATGCCTCAAAGCCAGCGGCGGCGGCTCCTAACATGCCCTGAGCGCGTGGCTGCATTAGCTTCTGACCAAATGTCATCCCAGCCGCTGGCTGTTGCTGACCGGCAGAACCCGCAGGACCGACTTGACCGGCTCTTGGTGCCATGCGGGAAGCCTGAGCATTTCTTAAAATTTGCTGCATCATAGGCGACAATTGTTGGTTTGCGGTCATTGCAGACTGCGGCGGCCTAGCGCCAGGCATCCGCGCCATAGGCGGAACCTGTCCATCAGGAAGCTGAAATGGCCGTCTCATTGTTGCGGCTGGCAAGGGCGCTCGACCTTGCAGTAATCGATTAAATCTGTCGTAAACGCTCATGTTCTACCCCTAACCTAAAAGACCCGCCAACGCGCCAAGTCCAGCGCCCATACCGCCATCCATACCGGGTATCATTCCAGCGAGCCGCGCCCCACCTAGTGCGCCACTGAGGACATTGCCAGCCTGATTTCGGAAGACAGGAGTGCTGCTTTGCCCGCCAACAGTACCGCCCTGCACGGCAGCCATATAGTTAGCCAAAGCCAGTTGATCCTGATTTTGCTCAAAGTTGTAACGATCTACGTCAGCCTGAAGCTCCGCCTGAGACTGAGCCTCTCGCGCACCGCCTACACCGGCCAGAGTGTTAAGGTCAGCAAAGCCAAACTCACGCGCTGCCGGAGCCTGAGCAATGGCCGCTTGCTGCGCCTGTAATGCCATAGGAGCCAACGCTGCGCCTAGCGCCCCTTGCTGATACCCTGAGCCGTAACGACCAGCCTTAGCAGCCTGAGCCTGAACCTGCTCAACAACAGGGCGAAACGCTGCGCTCATCAGCGGGTTAGTACCCATAAGGTTCTGCATCACAACGTCTTGCGTCGCACCGATAAACGGTGATCCGTCAATCGCCATCTGGCGGGTTCCGGAAAGAGCCATTTCGCTCTCTGGGCTAAAACCTACTGTTGTCTGACCTGGGTAATAACCGGGTTTGTTTTGATACAATTGTTTAGCCTCAGACAAGCCATATTCCAAGAACGGTTGCGCGTACTCAGGTGCGCTATTCGTCTGGGTAATTGTTCTGGTATCTCCGCCGCCGCCTTTACTCATCGCTCAATTCCTTTGTTAAAACCACCGACGATGCGGTGTAATCTTTGAGCTGGCGCTTCCAGCCCATTCTGCCGTTAATCTCCATCGCGTCACATCCAAGGCTCTTGGCCCAAATTGCAACAGATTTTTCGGCCTCTACTAATTCGTTTAGCTCGCCTCCTGCCAGCCATATTCTACAAACCGACCTTTGCGGGTAATCCACTATCTCGGTTATAATAACAGACTTCTCTAAAGGATGTAACTGGGCATCCCCAACAGATAAAGCACCAAAAACATCGTCCATAGAATGCGTACCGCCGGAGTACGCTAAAGCCTCGCTGATCCACTTCCGGCACCTATTCCATTGCTCTGACAACCTGTCGTCAGCCGATAATAAGGTAGGCAACATCTACATCATGTCCGTGGTTCTTGTGTTCAATTATCATTGACCCGTTTGCGCTTGTGCTTTTTACAAAGGGGTGACTGTGTTCCAAAGTTTCGTTATATCCAGTAAAAAAGACAATGCTCTCCACACCATATCGCGGGTCGCTAACTGTTGTAGTCGTAGTGCCGCTTGCCAAAGTCGTGTAGCCCACACTATTTAAACCACCCTCAACCGTCCGGTTTAAAACCTCGGAAACTTCTCTCGTTGTTGCGGTGACGGGGTTTAGCGTTCTAAAGTTTGTTTTTCTTTGAGAAACTGTCATCTCCTGCCCACCTGACGGCTCTCTATGTCCAGACCTTGGGCAAAGCTCCAGTCTCCAGAAACAACCATTTTGGCTCTGTGGTATCTGTCTTGCGCTCTAAACGGCGCGAACCCGTTTGCGTTTGGTGACGTTAGCGAACCAAAAGACACAGTGTCAGTATGCAATCCGCGAAGGCCAACGCTTACCTGAGCCGTGCCACCCTGATGATACGGGTAGATCCTTGTAACGATTGTGTGGTTTCCGGTTGATATTCCAACCTCGCCAGTCACAATTGTCCCCTCAAGTTTGTCGCCCTCAAATGCGTGAATTTTTGTGCCTAACGCGCCCCCAAAAAGATACTGACCGCCCTTATATAAGGCGCTATCAAGCGACGCAGGAAGAGCGTCAACAGACGATGATATTTGATCAAGATTTTCTAGCGTATAACCAGCCGTGAAGAAAGGAGCCACAAGATCGGCTTTGACATTGGCAATAGACCATTTACCAATTGCGTAGTTGTAGATCAAAAGCCGGTCTGGCGTGTCGTCAATTGCACTGTTTGACACATAGGACCAAATCGCCAACTGGTTTTGAGGGTCTACAACAGAAGTCATCTTTTCTTTGTAGCCGAAGTTAAAGTCGTCGAAGAACCATCGATTTATTTTTTCCGCTCCCACTGGTTGAGAGCGCGACCCGTCGAACATGTAAAACCCATCATCAGATAAATAGAAGACCATGTGTCCGGTATTGCAAACAGACCCAGAAACCTGACAACCTCTTGCCGTCTCAACCTTGTCGAACTGCCAGATCAGGGGCGGGCCAGTGTACGTGGCTCTGACAATCGCACGCTCCATTAATATGGTGCAATATTCTCCCCCGACTAATCCAGTTATCGCGCCAGCATCAGGTATGTCTTGGAAGTCAGATTGGTCTACTCCAGAAGTCCAGCTTGTTATGTCATTAAACCCTGACCAGTAACACCTATAAGGCACCCTGCCTGAGCCAACGTCCAGGTTAGCCGTCCACAAGAAATCTCTTACTACTGCAATAAAATCAGACTTTGGAGCGGACGCTGACAGGTCGGCAAAATTACTTGACGACGCTATGTCATAGACTTGCAGCGCCTCACTTATCCCACCTGCGGCAACTACTTTTTCGCCAAATTTAACAAAGCGCCATCTCTCGTCTGCCAAAAGAGAATATCCACCACCCTTGCTAACGTCGTCAAGAGCAGACCCTATTGCGTTGAAGAGATACAGCTTGCCTTCATCTCCGGCAAACAACTTTACGGCGTTAGATGAGTTCTTTGCTGAAAATACATTTTTTATAGTATTTGTCGCAGCGGCAGAATACGGCACAAAGCCCCTTAGACTGCGGTATCCATTAACAGCCGGAATAACATTTGTTGCCTCGACAACTCCGGCATTCATGTACTCAGGCTGGTCTGGCAGCCATTCCCCAAACTGTCTCAATTTATTGCCCTAACCAAGTTGCTGTTGTGCTTGTCTGGGTTGTCCAGATAGCTGAGGTGTCGGCAATGTCAGTCCACGTCGCCGCCGTGTCCGCCTCGTTTACCCACGCCTCGCCAAGTATTTCGCCGGTCATTGTACCACTCAGCGCGACGTTTGCCGACCCCGACATTACAAACGTACCAACTGGGGCAGACGTTGATGTGATTGCGGCGGATGCTTGACCCTCGACTGCAAAAACTAAAAACGCCTGAGCCGTCGCATTAAAGGCAACTGTTGCGGAGCCGCCGTATGACGCAATAAATATTGCGCTTGCCGTAACGCCAGCAGCGCCAGTGACAGACGCAGCCATATTCTGTGTGCGGGTTGCCGTGCCTGTTGATGTTGCGGAGATAGCCGCAGTACCGGCAAATGCCTGAACACGCTGAGGTGTTGCCGAGGCAGTTACGGCAATAGCCGCCGCACCCTGAAACTCTGTAGCAAATAAAATAGCTCCGGTAGCCGCCATAGAAACGGAAGCAGCGCCATCCGACACAAGCACGCACAACCTGTCTCCGCTGCCAAGCTCGTCTAATGTGTAGCCGTATGCGTCAAGCTGCTCAAGCGTTCCCCATGCGTCCAACTGCTCCAGCGTCGGATTACACCAAGGCAGTGCGTCTAGGCTATCCAGAGAAGCTGGTAGCGCGTCTATGCTACCAGTTAACTGTTCAAGCTGTGGGGTGTTCGTTGCCATCTGCCCGCCTCTAGGCTGCGGTGATGTCTAGGTCACCTGTCGGTATTTTCAGGATGTCGCCAGACGCTATTGTCTTGGCGGTTGTAAATGCACCGTGGATAAGCAGGTTGCCAGAGCTTGCCGCATCAAACACGCCAAAATGCGAGACGCTACCCCAAGACCCAGTTGCCGCAGCAAACTCAACCGCCGCACTGTTTGATGTGGCCCCGCTAGAGGCTGCGCTAAAGGTAGCAGCGACACGACTGTAATTACTCCCGCTCAATTCTGTGCCACTGTTGTCGTCGTTAAACGATCCAGTTGACAGGCCAACATATACAGCCGTCGGCATTGTGTATGATCCGACCGAAAGGATATGGTCGAGGATCTCGTTTTCCAGGTAATCGCTCATAGCCGACATAGTTAACTCTCCGCTGCTGTATTTTGTCGTTGATAAATGCTGCTCACTTGCAACGAGCCAGTGCCATAATGTGCGCGTTGCTCGTCAATTTTTATTTCCTGTATCGCCAAATTAAAACGCTGGAGATACTGAGAAGCGCGTGTCTCATCCAAGAGGTAAGCATAAGCCTCCGCCAAAGAGCCGTAAAGATAAGCGTCCGGTGAGCGGCTCAAAATGTTGTTTGTAGCATTTGTGGCTGACAAAGCCTCAATGGTGCCGATGTAAACGATCTCTAGGCTATACGCACTATCCGGCACTGGACGCAACTTTATCTCGTCGCCAATAATGCTAAACCCCAATGGCTTGCCCTGCCCACCTGACGCAAACTTCTCATCCAGCGCAACTGGGCTGTAATAACTAAGGACGGTTAGGGGTGATGTGTTTAACTTGACTTCTCGGATTTCGCGAAGGTCAGTTGGAAGCGAGAGGTACTCGTTGCCTGCAACCGTACTGGCAATAGCACGCTTTTCTTGAGATCGCGTTTCCAGCTCTCGGCTCATCCGCGCTTCAGCCATTGTAATAAAGTCAGGGATTTGTGTGGCCAGGTCATCTCTAGCCAAAAAATTCCCAATAGCTGTTTGCAGGTTCGTATATGTATCAACTGCCATTAGACTTGTCCGCCACCAGTTCTAAAGTCTCGGTTCTCGCTATTGTTAAGCCACGCCTTCCAACCTTTTGGGTTTTCCTGCGGTGTGCCAAGCGTCTCAATCAGGTGATTATACACCACATTAGGTATCTCCGCCACATGCTGTACATGACGCTGCGTATTGCCCGTCATAGAGCCTTTTGAATAGTCGTTATTCATCTGCCGGTTTAACTTTACCAGCGTGTCAAAACGCTGCGTCGTCTCAATTACGTCAGTCCCGTCAGACCGTTGATCCATTACCACTTCTTTTTTGGTATGGGGGTCTGTGTATAAAACTCGCTTCATGTAATCCCTCTTAAAAGAGAGGGGGCAGTTGCCCGCCCCCTCAGATTTATTATGATCCGTTAAGATCAAAAATTCCGGCGTGCGCCTTCGGGGCGGTCGGCTTGAGCGCCCACTCCGACACCAGGTGGCTGGTTTTGGCGTCACCGTCCTGAGAAAGTTCCTGCTCAAGAAAGTTACGTCCGTTCAGTGTGCAGATTGACACAAAATCTGGATCAATCAAGAACACACGGTCGTTACCCAT